GAAGGTGTCACCATGTAGGTTCTTTCCCTCTACTCGAAGATGAGATGTGTGAGTGGATTCCAAAGGAAACAAGGGAGTCGCCCAATAGAGTTGACGCTCTGGTATGGGCGATAACTGAATTGATGCTCCTGGAACCCGAACCCGAAGAACAAATCATTATCTATGACGCTATGAGCCAAGTCAGAGATTTGGAGTTGAGATGACAGATAAGAAATTAAGAGAACTCGCACCCAGAGATGAGCTGGAAATCTTAATACGAGAAGCCACGCAGTCTGTTGAAGATGACCTTGCCTTAGAGGATGAAGGCTGGATAAACCTCAGTAGTGCAACGGGCGATGTTATCACGGCGGCTGATAGGATAACTAATCTCAAACTCTCAAGGCTCTATTCACTCAAAGACCCTTTAGGTAAGCAGGCTATAAGGTTGTGGACAGATTATACCTTCGGAACGGGTATGACGTGGCAGACGGAAGATGAATCCGCTACAAAAGCGTTAGAGGCGTTCTGGGACTCAAAGGCAAACCAGACCGTATTATCAGCCAGGGGGCAGCGGAGGTCATCCGATAAACTCTTGATTGATGGTGAGATATTCTTTGCTCTATTCTTGGGTGAGGTTTCAAAAATCAGGTATATCGACCCTCTGGAGATAACCGAGATAATAACCGACCCAGATGATAAGGATGATGTGAAGTTCTATCGTAGAGCATGGACAGATACGCAGGGGAAAGCACACGAGGACATCTACCGCAGTGTAAATAATATAAAGAACGAAGCTGCTCTTGATAGCAGTGGTAAGAGTGTTAGAAAGACGGAAGATGCTTTAATTTACCATCTAAACTATAACACTACCTCTCAAAGGGGCAACCCGCTATTGCTAGCTGCGTTGATATGGATAAAGTATTATACGAAGTTTATGGCTAGTCGCATAGCCGTTATGCTGGCACTGGCTAAGTTTGCCTGGAGGTCTAAGATTCAAGGTGGACAGACAGCCGTTGATGCGATTAAAGCTAAAACCCAGGGCAAGGAAGTGGCGGCTGGGTCTACCTTGCTGGAGAATATGGGTTCGGATACCACACCTATTAAGACAGATACAGGAGCACAGCAGGCATACCAGGACGGGCGACAAATCAAGCTAATGATAGCTGCTGCCGTAGGGATACCAGAGCAGTATTTTGGGGATATATCTATAGGTAATCTAGCAACAGCCAAGACAGTAGAACTCCCCATGATGAAGATGTTTCAGTCCTATCAGGCGATATGGAATGACGCTTATCAAGATATAGACGAGGTTATCTTAGAGCACGCTGGTATAGCACCTGATAAATGGTATATAGACAGGGACTTCCCCAAGATTGCGCCTGAAGACGTGGCTCTGGCTGCTCAGGCTATGGTTCAGATATTACAGGTACTGCCTGAGTTGGGTTATTCAGATGATGTAAAGCAGATAGCTTTAATGACACTAGGGGCGAACAATCCGCAAGAGGTCATAGATGCTTTAAGTAAGGAGGCAAAAGCGAATCCTGAAGTAGCGTTGACCAAAGCGTTAAAGATATTTAAGGAGAGTTTAAAAAAGGAGTAAATAATGAACTGCGAAAAGTGTCAGGACAGGGGATTTATTGAGAGAGAACACGGACTCATTATGGAGTTCTGCGATTGCGAAAAAGGGCGAGAACTAGAAGCTAAGATAATAGGACAGCCATTCGGAGAAGGAAATGACAGTTCTGGAAGAATTGAATCAGATAATCGACCTGTTGGAAGCGGAGATACCAGCGAACCCGCAAAGCCTAAAAAACCAAAGGCTAAGAAAAAAGCTAGAGCGAGAGCTAGCTGATTACTTCGATAAATTAGAACAGGCGTTTCCATATTCCAAGCTAAGTGGCATTTACAATAAGTATGTAAAGGAGTCAGTTAGTAGTGAAGCGGAGAATATCCTTGACCCTATGTTAGCTACTCTTAGAGCCACCCTGACAAAGAGATTAAACACTCAGCTATTAGCGGTCTGGCTATCTGGTCAGGCTGAGATGATAACGTGGGGTAAGACTAAGGGTGGGATTCCAATAGCCTATGAGGGGCCGCCAATTTCACAGGCTATAGATTGGGCTGAGAAACATTGCGCTAAATTAGTTACCCAGATGGATGAGGAAACCAAAAGACGGTTAGCCCAAGCTGTTAGCAATGGTATAAAAAACAAACGTGGTGTGCAGGGACTATCAAGAGATATTAAAAACCAATTTGATAATATGAGCAGGTACCGGTCTCAGATGATAGCCCGTACTGAAACGGCTGACGCACTCTCGCAGACTAGCCTTGACAGCATGAAGGATATGGGGATAGATGGTAAGGAGTGTGTCACTGCAGGTAACCCTTGCGATATATGCTTAGAGAATGAGGCTGCGGGTGTAATTCCTGTAGACCAGCCTTTCCCTAGTGGCGATATGGGGCCGCCATTTCATCCTAACTGTGAATGTAGTCTAGCTCCTGCGAGGTTGAATAGATAATAATTAAATGTTATAGTGGTGTGGGGTTGGTGTCCCATTCGTTGGAATCGATAAAGACAATCGGTCTAATTACATCAGTGGGGGAATGTAGGAATACATAGTACAGGTGGAACCGAGCCAACCCCACCTTAATTAAATAAGTGTTCTAGGAGGCAGCTTAAAAGTTTGCCTTTTTTATTATCCAGAATTAGGAAGGTTGCCTAAATGACAGAAATTAAAGACATAGAACTCAAAAAACAACTTGAAAAGATAGCTTGGCCGATTGAGTATGGCAATATCAGGATTCAACTCAGGGCGGGTAAACCTACCCTGATAACGATAGAAAGGACGGTCAAATTAGACTAAGGGAGGAACCTTAGTAGTTAACTGAAAATTAAATAAACTAGCCGATAACGGAAGAACCGCAGGCTTTTGAGGAAACTCAGGTCTGCGGTTCTTTTTTTTATTTAAGGAGGTCACCATGCCTGAGGAAAACGAGGAGACGATCAGAATACCAACTGGGATAGATTGTGCAGTAACTGCCACAATTGATATCTCAAAGGATGAAGGCATAAAAGCTCTTTATTGTGGCAAGGAAAAGCAAATAAGAACATACCTTTTTGATAAGGAAAAGGACTGGACAATGGCAAAAGCCAAGACATGGGTTAAAGACCATAAAGCTAAAGAGGCTGTCCACCCTCATGGCTCCCACGTCTGCGTATGTTCTGAGTGTGGTAATGAGGTGGAGGTTGAAGAGGATATTAAGTGTAATACCCAGAAGTGCTCTGAGTGTGGAGCACCGATGGTAGCTAAATCAGCAGGAGAGAAAAGAACCAAGGAGGCTAAGGTGAATGGATTAAGCGATAGTAACAAGAGGAGTCTACTCCAGTCGGCTTTGATTTCCGAATACGGGTTAAAGGATGAATCACCCATACCCAAGAACTTGCAAATCGAAGAGGTGTTTGATGAGGAGCTTACCTATAACATTGATGGCCAATCTTATAGGGCAAGCTATACGATGGAGAACGGAAAGGTTGTGGTGGGTGAGCCTGAGAAGGTATTAAAGCAGGTAGTCTACAAGCCGATGGAATCGCTCAGGACCACATATTCCGAGATTCTCCAAGAGGCTGGTAGAAGAAACGCCAACTTAGATTCTGCCCGTATAAAGAAGATTGTAGAACTCTGTCAAGAACTTCTATCTTCTGAAGAACCAGAGGAGAAGAAAGCAAAGGAAGCTCTTAAAGAGGCCACCTCAACTCTGAAGTGGATTAAAGAACAGGCGGCTATGAAAACAGAGGATGGGGAAAAGTTCCCCGCTGCTGCTTTTGCCTATGTGCCTGATCCTGAGAAACCCTCAGAGTGGAAACTAAGATTATGGGAAGATACTACCAAGAAAGTGACACGGGCACAGCTTGGAAGAGCTGCTGCTGCCTTGAGTCCTGGCGGATTCAGGGGGCAGAAGGTAACCATACCCTCCGCTGATATGTCTGCTGTCAAACGTAAGATAAGAGGGGAATATAGGAAGCTCGACGTGAAGGATGAGGAAATACCGAGATGGGTAAAGGAAACGGAGACAAGAGAGCGGATAATTGATTTTGTCCCTCTAACTGAAGCCAAATTTGATAAAGGCAGGGCTACTGTAGTTGTTATCAAGGCTGGTTTTAATGTCTCAGAGGACAGATATTACCCCGAAGAAGTTTTGAAAAGAGACTACGGGGTATTTGAGGGCATGAAGATGTATGCTGACCACCCGACAGACGAAGAAGATAAAGCCCGCCCTGAAAGGTCGATTAGGGATTGGGTTGCTACTTTAACTGAAGTAAAGTGTGACGAGAACGGAGTTGTGACTGGCATAGCCGAGATTGTCGAACCCTGGTTGATGCAGAAGTTAGCCTCGCTGCGAGATAAAGAGATGCTATCTGAAATGGGCATCTCAATCAATGCAGTGGGCAGCGCTTCTAAAGCTACTATCGACAACAAGGAGACGCTGGTAATAGAAAAACTTGTAGCTTGCAGGTCGGTTGATTTTGTAACCGAACCTGGGGCGGGTGGAGTAGTCACATTTTACGAATCTGACAGAAGCCATGATATTGACCTATTGGAACTGTCAAATCTAAAGGAGAGGCGACCTGACCTGGTTAAACTAATCGAGGCCGATGTCAGGGAAGAAATAAAACAGGAGGTTAAAAAACAAGTGGAAAGTGAAGCGAGAATCACTGAACTCGAAAGTCAAATCACCGACCTGACAAAAGAGCGAGATGACCTCAAGGAAGCTGCTGAAAAGGCGGAGAAGGAAAGAGCAAAAGCCGAAGCACAAGCCACTATTAAAGAGGCTGTAGACAAAGCCGAGCTGCCCGATGCTGCCAAAGAGCGACTCATCGAGAGGTTCAAAGACGCTGAATCCGCAGATGGGATAGAGGAAGCGATAAAGTCTGAAGTGGATTATATTGCCAAACTAGCTGAAAGCGGAAAAGTTAGGAATCTCGGAGGCTCTCATCCTAGTTCTGAAAAGGACAAGGAAGACTTAAGGGAGAGCTTCAAAAGGGCAAACCCAGATTGGACGGATGCACAGGTAGAAACCGCCGTCTCTGGGCGATAAATAAACTTAGGAGGAAAATACAATGCCTAGTTTTGGAGTTTATCCAATAGCAGATGCGAAAACTGCTGGAGATGAGATTTCGTCTACCTATGAGGGTAGACACGTTACATTTGCAGCCAGTGAATTGACCCACGCTGGTGGAGTAGTTACTAAGGGTCTCCCCGTTGTATGTGGGGGAATAGTGGGGATTGCACTTAAAACCGAGGTGGCTGGAACTGACCTCATCGCCGTTGACACCGAGGGGATATGGGTTGTTGATGTTGCCGCTGTCGACGATGCTGGCAACAGCGCCGTAGCTGGTGGAGACTTGCTCTACATAAATACCACTACCTGCGTTGTGAGCAAGATATCCAGCGTGGAAACCCAGATACCGTTCGGTTATGCCCTTGGTATCGTGGGAGCGGGACTCACCGAAACGATAGCCGTTAAGGTGCATTTCGACCCCTGCGAGGCTGAGGCTGACCAGGTATTTGCAAAGGAAATCACCTTCGTCGAGGAAGGTGCTGGAGTTTATACCGGTTCGGTAAATCTTCCCGCTGGTGCGACTTTGGTTGACATCATTGTCCATGCTGTGGCTCTTTGGGATGCTGGAACGAGTGCGGCTCTAATCGTGGGTGATGTTGCTGACCCTAATGGATTCTACGATGCCGTAAACCTTAAAGCCACCGACTTACTCGCTGGCGAGTCCATAAGTTTCAGCCATGCTGGTGGTAAGCAGGGTGCAGACCTAGATGTTGCCGATGGTCATGTTAGGCGGCGCTACCTACCTGGAGCGAGGGTTGTCACAGGTGAGGTAACTTCCGTTGGTGCAGGAACAGCAGGCCGAACCCGCATAACTGTTCTCTATTCCAAACCCACCACATCAGTATTAGCAACATTCGTATAACTTGAAGCCTGACTTCAAAGCCAAAAGGGAAGCTAAGGCAACCTAAAGGCAGAGATACGGGCGAATACTAGGCCATATCCGCTATGAGGCGGAAGTGGTGGAGGTGGAACCTAAAAAATAGACTAAGTGAGGCAATGTCTAGCCCGCTTTAAGAGCGGGTTTTTTTGTTGCCCGAAAATCTAATAGGAGGAAAATGTGGAAGAGATAAAACTCTTTGATGAATCTATAGAAGGAGTTGCGGGATTTTTCTCTAATAGGGAGCGAGGAGTGTCTATCCCGCTTGCCCGAATAACGGAAGCAAACGACCTGATATACAGCGGGACTTATCGTGGACGGGTACTACAGCCCTATGAAAGAGAATACCTGATTCGGGAAGCACTGACAACTTCAGACTTCCCTCTACTGTTCGGTGATGTGTTGGATAGGCAGGTCTTGGCTTCTTATAAAGCCGTTGACCCTGTTTGGAAGGCATTTGTCAAGATGTCTACTGTAAGAGACTTCAAGGTATCAGACCGGTACGCTATTACTGGTGGAGACCAGGTGCTTGCTAGAGTAGCTGAGAAGGGCGAGTATCTAGCCAGCGAACGCAGCGAGGAAAGATACCATCTATCAGTCAACAAGTATGGTCGGCAGTTTGACATATCCTGGGAATCCCTTATCAACGATGACCTCGGAGCCTTAAAAGATACGCCAGAAAGATTCGCTAGAGCTGCGGTGAGGACTGAGCATGACCTGGTTACTTCTACTTATGCTGGGAATGGAGCGCTTTACGCTGCTGCTAATCCCAATACTACTGCTGCTGTTTTAAGCATAGCCAGCCTGGAGGCAGGAGTAGCTGCGATGGCATCTGTCCTTGATGCTAATGGTCAGCCGATAATGAACAGGGCTAAATACCTGGTAGTACCTCCAGTCTTGGAAATGACGGCTCGCCAAATCCTGACCTCAGCAGAAAAGATGTGGGTGAGTAATGCTGCTGGTGCGCCTGTAGCATACCCGACTAACAACGTAATCAGTCAGTACGGTTTGACTCTAGTAGTTGACCCATATCTAGCGATATACGCTAATGCTGCGGAACAGGCAACACAGTGGTACCTGTTTGCTGACCCGAAGGATATTGCAGCCCTGGAGTTTGCTCATCTCAGTGGACATGAGCGACCTGAAATCTGCATGAAGGCAAGCGATAAGGTAACCGTTGGTGGTGGGGCGATTGGCCCGATGAGTGGTGATTTTGCCACTGATAATGTGCTCTACAGGGTAAGGCACGTCTTTGGTGGAACTACCCTTGATTGGAGAGCCACTTATCTGGGAGGGACTGCACTGTAAATAAGGCTAGTTGGGGGGAGTGGATTTACTCCTTTACCACTCCCCCTGGCTAGATAAGGGAGGTTAATATGCCAAGTTCAGTATTGGATTTCCCGTTTGATTGGATACATCTTATAGCTTCGACTCAGGTGGTTGCCACCCGATGTATGTTGCATTCAGTTACGCTAAACCACCCTGCTACTGGGGCTTCAACCGTTTCACTGCATGATGTTGCGGCTGTGGGTGATATTGCCCCCGCTAATATGATTGCTAATATCACGTTGGA